AGCCTGGTATGTTGGCCTCTTCAGTGCCGCCACCAGTGTCGCTTGGTGCAGCCGTGAAGAGGCCAACATACCAGGCTGTGGGGCGTGTGGCGCTGCTGCCCGTAAAGAGCCAGGTCAACACTAGGTTTTCGGTGTAATCGCTAAATGATGACATATCAGTCCTTATCCAAAAGTCTTTGCACGGGTGATCAATGCACCACCAGAAGATGCACCGCGATCATCAGCAGTTTGTAAATCATTCAAGGCACGCTCATACAGCGTGGCCCATGTCTGGATTCTCGCATCATCTTGCAAGTATGGTGCAGCCTGGAGCAGCGATCCATACAGATAAATGTCGGGGCTTGAAGACAAAAGCCAGTTGCTGGTGTTGCTGCTTGATAACTTTGCCAACTTTGCGTAATAGGTCAGCTCAGTTGTGTAATTTGCATCAGGTGTCGGGACAATTCTGAATTGGCCACCGACCACACCAAAGAATCGTGGCTTGCCACTGGCAGTGTATTCGGCTGCCTTATTGTCCAGGGCATCAATGCTCAAAAACTCCAATGGAGTCTGTGGATTGGTGCTGGTCAATTTGAGAGATTTGGTCTCAAGAAAATCACTTGGCACAGCGCCATACTGCGCGTCAAAAGAGGCATTGGCCCGGACAATCATCTGCCTGGTGCGCAGTGTTCTTTCGATTTGTGCTTCGGCCAGGGATATGAAGTCTGGGATGGTGGATGTTAAATCTGACCGATTAAGCCAGTCACCAATTGAAGTCTTCAGTTCTGCATAGGTGCTAAGTGCCATCTTTCGCCTCTTTTTCCATTTCCTCTTTCACAATCCAGGTGTGGTCATGGCGAAACTCAAATGTGCCAATGTGGCCAATTTCCTTTGAGACATCATGGTCGATGTAGACCTTGTAACCCAGCTCTTGAGCTTTCTTACAAAAGAACACATCCTCGCCCATGTAGCCCCGTGTGGACTGCCATGGCATATCAAACCATGGCTCGCTCATTCCCTCAAACACCTCGCGCTTGATGAGCATTATGCCAGTGCCAATGCTTCCCACCTCTTCCAGTCCAGTCGATTCTGGCATGGTGTAGACAGCAATGCGCTTGCCATTTTCGTCATAGTTCTGAGCTGTCGGGCCAGTGGGCATTCTGCGTCTTGCGCAGTTGGCAGCGACAATTTCCTTGTCATGGGCCAAGAGTCTGCCGACCAGGTCCTGGGGAAATGTCATGTCTGAGTCGATGAAAAGAATGTGTGTGCATCCCTCTCTCATTGCATCCAGGCAAAGGTCAGCCCTTTGGTTTTGGATGATTGTGCCTTGCATCAATTTCAGACTGATTGCGTCTTCGGTGTTGAGCGTGTGATAGGCCACCATGTTCACCATGCAGTAGGTGTAGTTGGTATGTACCTGATCACGGGCAGGGGTGCAGACTGCGATGTAATTCATACTTTGCCGGGTCTTGTTCTAAAAAATTGATTGTCGGAATCGTTGAGCCATTTTTTCATGTATTCCTGGTCATCGATCTTGCCTTCAGCCTTCATCTTGTAATAAAGCGCTTCTGGGATGGATGCGACCAAGTGCCATTCGCCTTTCCAATTGGCTTTTTCGTCTTGGGCGTTGTAGATGGCTTTGTTGGCCTCAATGACATCGGTCACATCTTGCTGGGTCTGGATGGTGACTTCATCATTGTCAGTGTTGTAGTGCCAGGTGCGTGTGATGCCTTGCTGGGCGTTTACATCAAATAATTTTTTTTCAATCATTTAAAAAAAGAGCCAGGTTGCCCTGGCCCTTTCCTTTGCTTCGATTAAGAAGTGATCAAGTCAGCGGCCAAGCCGTGGGCATTTTCAGCCAACACTTTGTGACCCCACTCAACGATCAACATGCGCTTTTCAGCATCGCCAGTCTTGGCCAATTCGACTTGCTGGTAAGGGCGCAGCACAGTCATCTTGGCGTAGTCAGGATCGATCACCCATGCATCGCGCTCACGCTGGAAGCGGTTGGCGATAACCTGGACATTGCCGAAATCTGAAACGTAGATGTCAACAGCGCCAACCAAAGTGGCAGGCTTTGCACCGCCATCAATGTTGAAACGGCTAGAAGCGATACCAGAGAAACCTGACACGCGCTGTTTGTTAACAGGACCGCACATCAAAATCTTAGGTGTACCACCAGCTGTCCACACTTTCTGAATCACATTTTTCAAAATGGTTTCAGTGAATGTGCGCACATTGCCATCTGTACGGGCGCTATTTGGCAGCGTTGTGTAAGATGGGTCAGTGCCATTGGTCTGCTTGTCGGTGTTTGTCTTAACAAACGCGCCCAAAGATGCAGACACACGGGCAGTCGTGGAATCACCAGCAACAGCGATGCCGCCATTCAACATGACGAATTCTTGATCGCGCTTTAGCTCACTTCCACGCTTCGCGATTTGGTAGGCCAGCTCACTGCGACGCCCTGCCTTGTTCACAACTTCTTCAGTTGCTGACAAGATGATTGTCTTGCGTGAAATCTGTGCGTAGTTTTGCAAACGCACAGTAGCTGTCACAGAGTCAAACGATGAAACATCGTCACCCTCAAGCTGTGCATTGGCAGCAGCTGCGGCCAATGTATCAGTCTGCCACTCGAACAAGCTGTTGGACACATTCTCGCGGCCAATGTTGCTCATGTAAGGGGTTTCTTCTGGTGCAATGTTTGTGATCACATTGGACAAGTCTTCGCGGATACCCTTTGCAGAGTATGTCAAAAATGTATTGCTAACGATAGCCATAATTTCCTCATTTCAATAAAAGTTCAATTGCAGAGACCGCATCATCAATGCGGCCAGTTTTTGCAAGACGCTGCTTTGCGCGTGTACTTTCAGTTGTTGTCGAAACCCGACCAGCTGCACCAGGCTTGGCTGGTCGTGGGCCATTGTTCACCACAGGCTTAATGCCTTGGCGTTTACTTACCATCTGGTCAAACAATGCTGCTTTACGCAACAGCAAAACCAGTCGGTGGTCGTAAACGCTCTTCAAGTCTTCATCGGTGAAGCCTGCCGCCTTCGCAGACTCAACCACCAGCGCCTTTTCGGCCTTTGCCTTCTTGGGGTCTTTCCATTCTGGCAAAGCTGCTAACAGGGCTTCTTGCTGGCTGGCAAGTTGGGCCTCCATAGCACGCTGCTGTTCATACTGAGAAACTTGAGCCAATCGCTGCTGCTCGGATTGAATAGCAGCCATTTTCTCTTGTCGCTCGCGCATGACTTCCTTTTGCCTCACCCATTCAATTGGGTCCTCGTGATAGAGGCGATCCAAATCAACTTGAGGCTCTGAAGACTGAAGTTGGGCTTGCAATGCTCCCAACAATTGAGCGTACTGTTCACGCTCGGCCCGGACTGCTTGCGTCTCTTGCTCGACTTGCTTTCGCACTTCGGCAATCTGCTGCGTTTTCCGGGTGTAGTCCTGGGTCCTGGAGTAGCCCTTCTGAAGCTCGTCTAGCGTTACAGAAACTTCCTTGCCGTCAACTTTGACAGTGAAAGTCTGCTGCTGTTCTTGCTCTTCTGGCTCTTCCTCTTCCTCGGACTGTTCTTCTGAGGTCTCTTCCTCTGGCGCGTCTTCCACACCAGGCTCATCCTCCTCAGAAGCCGCTGTCTCGGTGTCCTCTTCGGACTCCTCGACTGGCTGCGTCTCGTCAACTTGCGCTTGTCCTTCATCAGGGGCCAACATTGCCGAGATAGCATTGGTCGCATCGACCATGTTCATTGCTTGAATTTCTGCCATAGTATTTTCTTAAATTAGATTTTTCTGCGATTTGCTGATTGCATTCTGTGCAATTTTCCCGTTGTCCATAATCTTGATCAACTCTTGCCGCAGGCCATCAATGGCCTGGAGCATGCACCATGCTGTTTCGCGTTTCGCAGACTCTTCGGGTTTCGATGAACGAAATGCCCAAAGTTGGTCATTTTCCAATTTTGCAATTGCAGTGTTGAGGGTTTCATCCTCAAGAATCTGCTGGGCCTTGCGGCCCTTTCTTACCTGGTCTTCGTTTGTACTCACTGAGCCATTCCATTAAAGGTTGATGGGGGCATCATCTCAGTCGCTGGTGGCTGCGGCTGCTGCACAAACTGTGCTGCTTGCTGCTGGGCCAGCAGTGCCTGCTGACGAATCGCTTCACGATCAATATTCTGGGCCGCATCAATTTCGGCTGTACTGATCTGTGATTTGTACTTTAACTCAATTTCATACTTTTTGAGATACATGTCTTGGGCCATTTTGTCGCGTGCCAGGTCATCATCCAAAAGCATTTGCTGGCGCTTGAGTTCCAGCTCGGCTGCTTTCTTTTGGATGTCGGCCTTGATACTTTCAGCCTGGACCTGGGCCAGCACCTCCTCTGGGGTGGGCTTTGGCGTTGGCGTTGGTGGCACATAGTCGGCAGGGATGTCGTTGAAATAGCTCGATGCATCCTTAAAGCCTGACAGCTCCACAATCTTGCGCAGTGTGTTGCTAAATTGCTGTGGCGTGACCAATGGATTCTGTGGTCCAAGCTGCTGCAAGATTTGCTCTTGTTTGGCCATGATCATCATCAGCGCTTGCATGCGCTCATTGGTGTCGCCATTGCCCAGGGCGATATTGATGCTGGCATCCATGCTCGAATCCCAGAACCTGGGGTCAATCTGTACCCACTCATTGCGCATGCGCACCATGCGTGCTTTGTCCTGGTGTGTTGTGGCCAAGAACAAAATACCCTTGAAGAGCTTTTTCATGCCTTCAGCCAGGATTCGAGCTGTCAGCTCAATACGGCCTTGGCTGGCGCTGATCGTGGCATTCACAGCTGCCTTGGTGCTTGACTGCAATGCGTCAGCATTCAGACCCATGGCCGCCTTGCTCATGCCGGTGCGATCTTCCTTGATCTGGTCCATGTATTCCATCATCGGGAATGCAGCCTGGCCAACAAATGGTGTTGTCAAAGGCTGGACCATGCCAGGGGCGCGCATGCGAATAATCGCGCCCGTCTCATTGTTCAAGACATCGTCAATGTTGACCTGGCCTTCGACCACTGCTGTGCGTGGGTGAATGCTCTGGGCCAGGCTGTCCAATGTGTTGCGCAAAATCTCAGACTTGATCTCTTGCAAGTCACGGGTGATATCAAAAATTGACATCGCTTCCAAGGGGCTGGTATGTGGCTCTGGGTCACATGGAAAGTCAGCAAATGGAATGTAGCTGGCTGGCAGATTGCGCACCACCTTGTATCCACCGCCCATGCAGCAGACTTTGCGCAGCTCGGCAATGCCATCACCATCATAGTCCACACGCGAATAAGCCTCGATGTACAGCACTCTGCGCATCATCGGATTGGCAGCGTCATTAGTGCCAAATGTTGTAGACAAAGGCTGACGCGCCAAATACTCGTCATTGCTGTCCAAATCTGTCGTTGACAGATTCTCTTCAATCTCTTCCTGGTCATAACCCATGGCCATCAGATCAGCCACTGTGGCCATCTGGCGGTGGGCAATGATGGTCGAATCATCAAACGATCTGGCGCGTCTGTCCAGCAGCAGCTCCTCTGGTGGCACGGCCATGATCTTGATGCGGCCATCCTTTGTGATGCGCTTGATCTGCACATCGTGGACCATCGGGGCAGGCATCACCATTGGCGCGCCAGTCATGGGGTCCACTGTCATCAGCTGCGCTTCATCAACTTCTGGGTCTGGGTAAGACACCACAATCTTGACTTCAGCACCAGGCTCTTGCATCAGCATCTCAAGAGTCTGATCATCCAGGCCGGTGTACTCCTCAATCCGGACCTTCTCTTCATCTTCCCACCAGAATTTGGCAATGCCGCATTTGCGCACCAGCGCATCTTTGAAAATGGCGTAACTGGTCAAAAAGCCGTTGTTGTCATTCTGAAAGACATAGTTGGCATAGTCTGTCGCCTGCTGTGCCATCTTCACATCTTCTGGGCCACGGGGTACAAACTCGACCACATTCTCAGAATTGAAAAACACACGCATCAGGCTTGGCAACATGGCCGAGACAGTGTCCCGCACCTCCATGGCCACCACCTTGCTGTTGCCTTCGACCTCATTTCCAAATAAATCACCGCGATAGTATTCAGTACCCTTGGCGCGTGTGGGTGACAGATCGCTGTCAACATAGCTCACCGCATCGGTCAGGTCTTGCGTGATGATGCTTTGCAGCTCTGCATCATCCATCGGCTCTTTGGCTGCAATGTCTGTCGATAGGTTTTCAGTGATATTTTGCTCAATCATGGCTTGACCTTTGTTAGAACCACATACATGGAGTCCACAGCCCGTGGCGTGCGAACGATTTGATCTTCTGGCAATTCTAGTGCTTCCCCGAGCTTTGAGAGCCTCATTTCAAAGGTAGTCATCTCAAACCGATCTGGCCAGCCTAGATACCAATGCCACTCGGTGTAATACTTCCAAGAATTCTCATTGAATGCCCGGACATGGGTCGGGTCTTGCCAAGCGCCAAGACTTAGCTCATAAGGCACATGAATCCGCATCTCACCGCCCACCTTCAGCAGCTCTTTGCAGTTGGTCATGGCATCGACCAGGTTTGGAATGTGTTCCAGGACATCATTGGCCAGGATCGTCTCAAACATGCCTGGCACGATCTCCAGCTGGCCAAAGCGCGTTTCTAGCGTGTCGCCCCACTTGACCTTGCTGATGTCCACCAGCCAGTCGGGATTCTTGCTGGCCTGGATATCTGCATTGAGATATTCAGCGCACCAGTCTTTGCCGGAGCCTAGATTAAGAATCAAACCAGGCACTCGCATAAGTTGGTCGATTCTCTCTGAGCCATGGCAGTGCATCCTCATGGAGCTTCTGCGCATTAAAGCCAATCGTGTTTGAGCCAATGTGGTGGACATAGCTGGCGCTTACAAAATGCGAATAGCCTTTCTCAATCAAGTCCCTACAATGCACATCATCCGAATACCAATTCAGAGGGGGAAACTTTGCCTCTTCAAATGCATCACTTGATATCCATGCAAATATTGGGCTGACCTCTTCGGCCATCTTGATGTGAGATTCTGATGGGAATTTATAGAAGTTCAAACGCTCTGGCTCATCAGTGATCCGCACATTCTGACAAGGCCGGGCTGCATCAGTTCTCGATGCCACCCACCCAGGCTTGACGCTGTGCATGGTCTTGATAATGGCCACATCCTCCATCAGCGTTTTCACACTGCTCGGTGTCAGCACAATGTCATCGTTGGCCACAATGCATGAGGACCAGTCTTTGAGCGCTGCCTGGATGATCTCGTTGTAGTCATCGCCAAAATTCCTTGGCTGGCCATAAATCTTGTGATCAGCATGGAAATTCTCGATCACCGCCTGCGGACCTCTGAGATATACCGGACACTCTGGCGCGTACTGCTTTATGGACTCCAGCAGCACAGCCAGGCCGTGGCCTTTGACTGTGGCAATGACAATTGGACAAATCATTTTTTCGCCTTATTCCTGGCACTGATTGCAGCCGACTTGGCTTTCGCGTCAGCCTTAGAGCTTGCACCCCATGCCTTGAGACTTAGCAGCAGCCTGGTCGGCTCACCACCTTTGTACTCAGGCCCAGGCATGCTGCCCATGCGTGCCAAGAAACTGGCGCGTCTTGGGTTGTCGCCAGACTTGACTGGCGCTTTGAGGTCCATGCCAGCAGCCTTGGCACTGGCACGGCCCTTGGCGTTTAAGCCGCCCGATGGGCTTTTGCCCTCTTTACGCTGCCAAGCTGGTGTCTTCATTTCTTTGGCTTCTTTGCAGTCTTGGCCGCAGCCTTGAAGTCAGCAGCTGTTGGCGCGCCTTTAGCTCCAGGCTTACGCATCTTCTCTTTGCTGCCAGCCGCGATGCGCTCGCGTTTGGCTGCGATGTTGGCATAGAGACCTGGCTTCATTCCTCTTCTCCTTCATAGTCTTCCATCTCTTCTCCTTCTTGCTCACCAGTGTTGGGGCCACCCACCACCCATGCATCGCATGTCCGGCTGGCTGCACACTTGAAGTCGAAAATCTCGCAGTAGCCAAGGTCGGCCAACTTGATCGTTCCCCATGGATCGGCTTCCATGCCAATGCCCTGGGCGATGCACTGCTTCATGTTGTCAGACACATTGAATGCTGCGCAGTTGCCGCACAGCGACTGCTTGGCATCTTCAGTCGACACATCCCAGGTGTTGGCCTTCTTTCGCCAAAAAGCCTCATTGGGCAGCTTGGGATTCTCAGGACCATAGGCCGCGCTGGTGATTGCCTTGGCGCGATTCTTTAGGTTGAGGGTAATGTCTTGCGTGGGCATTGGGCAATTCTCACCACCCTCCATGTCCTCGCCCTCTTCTTTGTCCATGACTTGGCTCATGGTGCGCTGCATGGTGGCCATTATTTTTTCGCCTTATTCTTTGCTGTGCGCTGGCCGCGCATGGGCATCTTCGCTTCGCTCATGGCAATTGCGATGGCTTGCTTGGGATTCTTAACAACAGGACCACCCTTGCCAGAATGCAGCTTTCCAGCTCCAAACTCACCCATCACCTTGCCGACCTTCTTTTGCGCTTTAGACATTGCCTTCATGGCCATCCCTTTCATGGTTTGTGGATATCGAATTATGCAACCCGGACCAGGTTTCTGCGCAGTGGCTGACTCCACTTGCTTGAGCTTGCAGACCCGTACATCCCAGCAATGGCATCACTTGCAAATGTCAGCACAAACGCATCAGCCTTGTCAGGGCTTGGTAGACCGCGCCTTCTGATCTCGTCTTTCCCCTCAATCTGAATCTTCCCGTTGCTGGTAAACCCATACCGCACTGTGGCCAGCTCAGATATCAGAACCTCGTCTTTTGGCATCTTGCAATCCCTGGCTTCCAGCCAAGCCCTTGCCCGATACCACAGCTCGGCTTTCAAGTTCCGATAAGTCCCACCCATGGCTGGACTCTCACTCACATTGATGCCACGCGCTGGCAGGCCCAGCTCCCGCAATCGGTCCACCACGCCAGCGCCTAATCCAATCGAGTCCACCAATATCTCTCTCGGCTGCGCACTCGGAGCCAGCGCCTGATACTCGGCCACCACCGCACCAGTCAGTTGCATCAGGTCCAAATTCTTCCAGGTCTTGATATGCTCAGTCACGGCATTACCCTGGCGCTTGCACAGCGCTGATCGGTCCGATCCAAACCTTGCCACATCCAAGCCCCAGATCATGGGCGCATATTCGCTTGGCGCGACATCCCGGTTGACTGCACTCTCCAAGAGGTCCATCGCAATGACAGTGTCATCGTCACCCTTGGGAAACTCACCAATCACCCTGATCCGGTAGACATTGCTGTCCTCGCCATAGCGCATGGCCATCTCTTTGACATACTCATCAGACACCCTAGGCGAATCGGTACACGCCACCTGGAATGTGGTCCACTCACCACTTAGGCGCGTGTGAGTGTCGTAAAAGAACCCACTGCTCCTCACCGGATTGCCCAAAAGCAGCGTCACAGCATTGTGGCCAGACATCGAGCCAGCCGCAGCCTCGAACACTTGCTCTGGCACACCCGATGCCTCATCAGCCACCAACATCACATTCTCAGAGTGAATCCCCTGCAAAGCCTCTGGCTGCTCGGCCCTGCTTGTCCTGGCTGAAATAAACATCTCAGTGGGGGCAGCGTTGAATTCAATCCTCTCCTGCTTGACAGTCAGCAAACCCTGCAATGGCAAAGGCATGGTGTTGATCCAGCGCTTCAATTCAGCAAACATCGCGTCATAAAGCTGAGAGCTTGTCGGTGCAGTCACCACCACCTTGACTGGCGACCTGGTCATAAAGTACCAGAGCATGGCCCAGGATGAAGCTGTGGATTTCCCCACCCCGTGGCCAGACCGAACGCTTATCTTCCTATCCCCACGCGCAATTGCACCAAGAAACTTCACTTGCCATGGGTCAGGGTCTACCCCCAAAACCTCACGCACAAACAGCACCGGGTCAGGCTGATACCTCTCCACCCACTGAGCAAATACATTTTCTTTCATGGATGCATCGTCTCATAGATGGCCCAGGCCGAGGGACTCATCGCAAACTTATACGCATCCAGCTCATCCATCCGCACCAGGATCAAGAGCTGCATCGTCATGGCCAAGTCAAAGTAGCCACTCTGAATCGCCTCCAGCATCCTGATCCTTAAATCCACAATCACCACCTCCAGGTGCAGCGCTGTCAACAGATCACTCATTTGCTTTGCCTCACTTGCTTCAGATTCCTTCCAGTCACCCGGTCGGTCCAGCACGATGCACACACCCACTTGGTGGCACTCATCTCCACCCCACCCTCTGGAGGCTTCTCTTTCATGCACTTGCTGCACAGCTGCAATTTATGCGCATGCGTATTCCCATTCAAGCGGAGGTGGTTATTTACAAAATTGCTTTTCATTTTCTTGCCGGACAATTTCTGCCTTCATTGCAATTTCCATTGCATGGAGGACATTTCTTTCTATTTATTGGATTTTCTGGATTTTGTTGGCTTGATGTATTAACCATTTGTCACCCAATAATCTAATCGATTTAATATATTGCTTTTGATTATGTCGGTTAATATGCCGTGGCACATAATCAACATTGAATAATTGACGCACTTTAATCAGCATTTCAGTTTTCATATTATCCCCACTATTAAGTTAATGTCGACCCAGGTGTGCCAGGTTGTCTGCCCATCTGGACTCATTAAGGTGCAGAAGACTTTTCGGTCTCTTTGCTCATCAGTGTCGATGACGACCCATTCCTGGCCATTGATGATCACTGTCGCTTGCTTGGTTTTCATAGCGTTTGTAGTGTTGTTGGTGGAATGCGTATTTTCATTGCTTTTTGCGCTTTATGTCAACTACCTCAAAAGTTTTTTAAAAAATTTTTTTTTGTAGGTGTTTAGCACCGCCACAGTCGCCCCCACCAAACCGCAGGCCGGGGGGGGTCTCGCGCCCAGGTCGCCAGCCGGCCACGCTGGCTTGTCCACAGCCACTTCTCCACTTCTATCCACAGATTGCTGTTGATAACTGCATCAGTAATACCAGAGCATTAGTTTTTCTGTGGATAACAACTTATCCACTTAACATAATGGTCATTGTATAAAGTGACTGAGTGCTTCGGTATTCACTTCTCATCAAATGTAACGCTGCGCTTTCGCAGTGCATCGAGCGCCATGCTGCCCAGGTCGATGTTGACCAATGGCTGCTGCTTGTCACTGAATTCCTCTGAGAGCTTGCTGGCCAGCCAGCGCCTGGTGTCCACGCGCAGCTTGGCCACTTGCGCCTCTTGAGGGCTTGCAGCGTCTGCGATATCGATGGTTTGCTCTGCTAAACTCTGCCCTGCGCGCACACGGGCGCGCGCGTAGGCAGCCATGCGTGCCTCGCCTCCTTTTTCCACCCATCTGTCGAATGTGGTGTTCCCGACCCCCAATAGCTTGCACAGTGCGGAGATCGTGCCGCCCGATGCAATGAATTCGATCACGGCATCTTCACCACCAAACTTGTGTATCGCTTTGTTGGCCAGACTGACTTCAGCCTTCCTGGCTTGTGCTGCTGCGATGTTTGCAGCGCCCTGGTCGGCAATTTCAGCCAATGTGTTGCGTGCCATTCAGATATTCCTCAATTGTTTTGATTGCTTCAGCAGCTGATCTTGCGACCACTGCCTTGTACCCTTTTGCATTTAACTGCAATTTTATGTCGCTCTGCTTGCTCGAAACCTTGCCGGTATCTGTCTTCATCTCCACAAACAAGCCATGAAACCCGTTTTTGGCCTCCAGGACACACAAATCAGGCATCCCTGCCAGTACACCCTCAGAATGCAGCCTAACGCGCTCTGAAGCCGTTCTATCGCCTCCATTCGGTATCGCTGCAATGATGGTGTCAGGATAAAACGCTCGAATGTGCTGCACCACCTTGACTTGCTCAATGTGTTCAATGCTCTTTCGTTTGCGCTTTATGTCAACCACCATTCCTCGGATTCTAATGCCGAGGGTTTGGCCTGGTACATGTGGCAGCGGTGCTTCACATCGGTCGGGAATGCAGCAAAGCCAGTTCGGCTGCACTGATGCTCGGACCATGTGACTGTTGCCCATCCATTCCTAATCTTTGCCTGGTCAAACATCCATTGCAAAGGTTTTGCGTTGACCTTTCGGTGCTTTTCCATCTGGTCTGCTGGCATTGATTTTCGCTGCTCAACCAAGTCGAGGTGACGACAATTTTTGCACCAGACTCTATCGTCCCATTCATCAATCATGCTTTACCCCTAAAAACACCCCAAAGTCGAAGGGACGCCCTAAAGCATTTGGTCCCTTCGTCCCTTCGACTTTCGACACCAAAAAACCTCTCATGCGTGATGTCAGAATGCGCACTAAAGTGCGCATATCTGACAATACACTCCGAGCAATTGACTCGAGGAGACCGAGGAGACCATCGAAGGGACCGTCCCGTCGTCCCCCCGACTTTGTGCCTATATTTTGAGCATCGATGGTCATGTCAACTGGACCCAAAGGTTGGCCAATTCGGTGTCATTGAATGTCTTAAAGATGGCCGTTCCAACCGCCTTTTTGACATCACTTCTGTCAGCGCCTGGCACTTGTTGGTAGATTTCTGACCACTCCAGCATGTAGTGATTGGCCAGTTCTGGTGGTGGAAATTTGGGGCAATGGCTGCCTTTTCTGATGATGACTTGCTGGTGCTTGTTGATGACCGACTGGACATAGTTCACGGCCTTGTCGCATTTGTCCTGGATGCGCTGCTGCTTTGTGTCGTTAATCCTTTCAGCCTGGGCCTGCTTTCTGTCTTCAGCACTTGATATTTGTGGTGTGACGATGATGCAATTGACATCTTGCATGTTGCCGTGGCGATTCACCACTGCCTCATGGTGCATCTGAGAGATGAGAAGCACTTCTCTGAAGACTGGCTCATATCGTGTCTTGATGAGCCTGAGATATCTGTTGTTTTCCTCATCCATGAAAAGAACAGCTGTCAGTGTCGCGTCTCCAGTGTAGGCACTGGCTCCACGGGCCATGGCGCTGTCATCTTCCTTGGACATGGTCTTGGCCGTGTGCGTGATAATGCAGATTGATGTGTTCAGCTTTGTGAAAATGGTCTGCTTAAGAGCCGCCATGAAAGCGCCAACTTGGCTGTTGTCGTTCTCATTTTCAATGTCCAGCGTGGCATTTGCTGTGTCGATAATGACCCATGGCCGTTCATTGTTGATGGTGTTTTCAATGACATTGTGGGCCAATTCAATCACCTCATCCGCTGTCGACCTGATTGACTCAATCAAAATGAAATAGTCATTTAATTGAATCTGGTCGATATTCATGTGCTTTGAATATGCGTAGAGTGATCTTTTAACCTGGGCAGTATCTTCAGACACATAGATAATCTTTCTACGGGCCTCGCACTTAATCTCGCTGTTGAGAATAAACCCAGCAGCAGTTAATGCAATGGACAGCATGGCCGTGGTCTTTCCGACTCCTGGTTGACCAGCAATGACCGAGAAACTGTGGGCAAAAAATCCATCGACAAGGTAGTCGATTGGATCGAGCTTTGTAAGGTTTAGGCTGACTGGCTGCCAGCGCGATTTGGGCTTCTCTTCTGGGACATGTGGCTGCTCAATGTACTTGATGCCAAAGTCTTCAACGGCTGATTTGCGTTCAGAGGTTTTTGTCGGCTGCTGCCACCCATGGTCCATGGCGTGCTTGTATAGCGTGCCAAGTTTTACCCCGTCTTTCTTGCCGAATGACTTCCAGTGGCTGTCCAGGTCTTTCTCGCCTTGGTATTTGCTGCCAAGGCTTGACCAGGCATACCAGGCGTTTCGGCCTTGCTCACCAAATTCTGAGTGCAGCGCCTGGCCAATGGCAATCCAGTCTTCATAGTCAATGTCTGGGTTGATGGCGTTGAGCGCATCGACTGCCTTGTCAAAGTCGCTTTGGCTGCCTTTGGACAGCATTGTGGTGAAGTCAAAGGATTGATTTGGTGGTGCAGGCTTTGGCTCCTGGATTTGGATGCCAGCCGTGGCCAGGAATTCTTTAACTGTGCAGCCAAGCTCGATGAGGTTTCCGCGCATGGAGTCGCCAGTCAGCATGACATTCTTGCCTGCGCTACCAGGATGGCCAAAGATTTCGATCTCTTGGTGATTGCCAAGGTCAATCTTTGGTGGGAGTGTCTCGTCTGGCTTTGCCAGAAAGATGATGTGGCCGCCCTTCTTGCTGTGGCTGCGCTCGGTCAACAGGCCACGCTCTTTCGCCTGGTCCATGAGCTTGACCATGCGAATGTCACGGGGCGCTGTCGAGCGCTTTGTGTCCAGGTCCAGGATGGTCAGCACCAGCTCGTTGAACGGGTCATAAGTCATGCGGCTTTGCATGAAGATGCCCCAATAATCTGCCCCGTTTGGTGGGTAGATCATTTGATTCAATCCAGAGCAATTGACCAGCTGATCATGGTCAATGTCAGCGCCAACACCAGTGCCGTTCTTTGAGACGGGGATTTTGGCGTGCGTGCCATCTGCTTTGAGTTTTGTTTTAAAGCCACAGAAGAGCGCTTCTGGGCATGCGTTGGCAATCTCTATTGCCACAGCGTAGGATGGATGGGCCTTGGAGGCCAGCGACTCTTTAGACATCGATGAATCTTTCGATTACGAATCATGTGAAAGCGCATCGGCAGGCAGTGATTCAGTCTGCTTTTCGGGAGCTACCCTAGCCGTGGCTTCAAATACTATAACATCTTGGTTTAAAATGACCACTGAAATTCCTTTGGTTTGGTGTTTCATTTTGTAGGTTGCCCTTGAGTTTTGCCCTGGTCAGAGTTTGCGCTTGGACCAGGGCTTTCTTTTTGGACAATGAGGGATGGATTCTATGCTTGCCAGGTCATGGCCAAATTGACCACATAAGACCAAAAGCAAATCAAGATGATGGCCATGAATAGCCAGACATAAATTGTCTTCATGTATTGCGCTCCTTGAGTTGAAATTCAACTACATCAATCAACTCACGCAAGTGATGTGGCTCTGGGTTTGGGTCAGTCATGCAAATCAATCCCTCTTTATGCTCATCCGTCAGCCCTACCCATGTGCGCTGTGGTAATGAATGTTTTCCCCGTGGGTTTTGTTCCATAGCCCAATCAAGCCATTCCTTTGCATCCATGTCGTAGTAGCCATCAGGCCCAACAGAGGACAGCTCCTCGCCAAGTCTGATTGCGGCATCACGCCACGCCAAAGGCTCATCCTTCGCTTCTAGTGCGGCTTTAATGGCGGTGATGGCTTGTTTTACCAACGAAGTATCGTGTTCAATCCAAACCAAACGACCATTTTGCATTTTTTCTCCGCTTTCCAACGCCTCCAATGCAAGGCGTAATGCTTCGTCTTTGGTCATGCTGCCACCTCCACAATAGGCCTGGCTCTTCGGTGCTTGATGGCTTCATGGACATACTTGATGGCATTCTCAAGCTCGGCAATGGTGCAGACATCGAGCTGCGCATCATGCACTTCCATGCCGGTATTCATGGCCTGCATCTCTGGCCCGGTGAATAGGAATGAGCCTTTCTGGACACCACGCTTGGCCATGTTGTAGATGGCATCTTGGGCTGCCTTGATCTCTGGCGCGTATTCCTTGCCAAGCGCTGGGTTGACGATGTGCAGCGCCTCGGCCATGTTCATAGCTGCGATCAAGATGTCGACCTTATGCCGGTCGCCAATTCCCTTGGTGATGTCATCCAGAGCTGAATGGTTTTTGATCTTGAGGCCGATGGCCTCACCAGACTCGCTCATTGGTTTGAAGCCATTGATCACCCAGGCCACTGGGTCTGAGAAGACTTTTCTGGGTCTGTACTTACTGCGCTTTTTCATTCTTTGGCCCTCGCCAGGCTTGGTGCAGCACTCTTCTCACCGACAAGGTCTTCGCTAACTTCGACTCCAAGTTTTAAGACAGCGCTGGGGCTTTTGAGTTCCCAGGCATCTTTGTTGTCTTTGAATGCTTCCATGACCAGGGCTTCGTCTTTCCAAAATTTAGTCTTTCGGCCTGCACGCATGGTCCAGCCAGTGATTGCTTGGCCATTGGTCAATTGCTCTTTGGCAGCAGACTGCACTGCATCGGCCCAGGCGCTTACCAGGGCAGCGTTGTCTAGCATCTCTGGTGTGACAGTGGTGTCAGGCTTGAAGTCGCTCCTGGCAGCTTCCTGGACCTTCTCGCGCATGCTTGGGCAAATGGTCTTGGCCTTGCAATACCGGCAGGCATCGGGAGAGGGGCTTGTGGGTGCATCGCTTGAGAGCGCTAATTCCGCTGCGGCTTTGAGCTTGTTGCCATGCTCCACCAGGTCCTGGCCAGTGACAGTCCACTTGCTGTGGCCGACACGGGGCTGAAAGATGTGCATGGTGCAAGTGATGCGCTCGGGTGCTTTGAATTGCCTCATAGCGCCCAATGCATAGGTCAGCAGCTGCTTGTTGTCTGTTGCGTCAACGGCCACCCGGCCAGTCTTGAGGTCAACGACATGCAAGTGGTCGCCATCGACCAGGACAGCGTCAGCCGTGCCGCCAAGCGCATAGTGCAGAGATTTGAGACCTTCATCCAGGTTGACCTCGATGAGCTTTTTGCGCGGATTCTCGACCAGAGTGTTGACAAAGTCTGCATAGGCTTGGGCCATGGCCACATGGTCCTTGTCAGTGCCTGCCGGTATCTGGCCATTACTAAGAATGATCTCAGACAGCTCATGGATCGCTGTGCCAATGGCAGCGGCCTCGCCTGCTGGCTCATAGGGCATGAGGGACTCCAGG